TGTAGCAACATATACCGATGATGATAGTGAAACACTTGAAAAGTTAATAATATTTTATTGTATTCAGGATGGTAAGAAAAAAGAAGAACAGCGCATATATAGAAAAAGATACTATATGGAGAATGAACGCTGTGTAATAGATGAGGGAATATTTGATGGCGGTGGAGATTTAGTTGAAGATTATGGAACAATAAGAACTCCGTTTGAATATATTCCTGGCGGAGTAATAATAAATGACGGCCTAACCGGTGATATATCCGGCGTATCAGAAATATCAGAGTTAATGGAAAGCGAGTCATGGTATAATAAAATGGAAAGCTCTGATATGGATAGCGAACGCAAGAGTATGAATAGTATTTTTTATACCGTTGATGCTGACCCTGATACAACTGCAAAAATAAAGAATAGGCCTGGTGCATATTGGGATTTAGCGACAGATGATAACGCTGAAAATAAAACTGCTACCGTTGGTTTGCTGGAGCCTAATATGAGTTATTCAACGCCGCTTGCTAATACATTAAATCGTATTCGTGCAGAGTTGTACGAACAAGTAGATATGCCTGATACTTCATCAAGTGCATTGCAAGGAATTGTGACAAGCGGTAAAACGCTTAAGGCAATTTATTGGTCGTTAATGGTACGCTGTGATGAAAAGTTTGCAAGCTGGCGAGTAGCTTTTGAACACATGATAAAAACAATAATAGATGGCGGTAAGTTTTATCCAGCTGTTGCAAGTGCTTATGTAAAAGAAAATCTTCCGGACATTGAATATGAAGTAATGATTGAAAATAATTACCCAATACAAGATGACCAGACGGAAGAAAAGGAAATGGATTTAGCTGAAGTCCAGCAAGGCACTATGAGCAAGAAAGCTTATATGCAAAAATGGCGAAAGCTTTCAGATGATGAGGCAGAAAAAGAGCTTCAGCAAATGGCAATAGAAAGGCAATACGAAGATACGGCATATTTCCCTGTTAATTCGGTATTGCAGCAGAAAGAAAAAGAAGAAATATAAAGCACACATATTTATAAAAAGAAGGTAGGTGAATAACCCCCTCGCCTATGAAACTGAGCTTATAAACCCGCAGTGCTTTATATTGTAAGTTGGAGAACGTAAATGTTGCAATGCAAGCATAGCGTTCTCCAGCTATTTATTTTTATAGGAGACAAGTAATGAATAAAATAATAGTTGAAAATGATACAATGCGCTTCTATTCTACTCCTGTTCCTATTCCCGTTGGCGGAAGTCAATGGTCAAAAATATTTTTTATGTTTTCTGACGAATGGGAAGATTTACGAAAGATAGCGCAATTCAGGCAAGGTGAATTAAAAAGAAATGTTGATATAGATTCAAATAATTTTTGCTATGTGCCGAATGAAATGCTCCCAGAAATGTGTGGAGAATTATCTATTGTAGGATATCCGCAAGATACAGCAAATGCAACTATAGCGACAGCGAATAGTTTAATGCTGAATTTTGTGCAAGGTTTTGAAAGTGGCGGCGAACCCGCTGTTCCGCCTACTCCTGATTTGTATCAAAAGCTACTAAAAGAGTTTGCAGAATCTGGTGGTGGTAATCCTGATGCTGTCTTGTATACTGAGCAAGAGTTAACCGAAGAGCAGCAAAAGCAAGCACGAACGAATATTGGAGCTGAAAAAGTGGGAACGGGGTACTCCAAACCCGCATCCGGCATACCCAAATCCGACCTTGCGGAAGACGTGCAGACAATAAAAAATATTTTAGGATTAGATGAAAATGGCTAAAATATTTTTTGGCTTTGGAAATAAAAAGAAAAATCCTTTTGAGAAAATGACAGAAGAAGAATTGAAGAAAATAATGAGGCTGTTTGAAGAAGTGAAAAAGGATTTAAGTAAAAAAGTAAAAAAAATGGGTAACACAAAATCCGATAGATTGCAAAAGATAGTGTTGAATGATGCAATGGAGTCTTTGAACGGTAGTATAAAAGAGTTGTATGAAAAGTTGGAAGGTCAAATTGAGAGTGCAATGTTGGATGTATGTAAAAAATCTATTGAAGCAGAACAGCAATATTTTAGACTAAATTTTGGTTTACAGTTTGGCAAAAGCTATATGTCGATACCAATGTCCGTTGTAAATGATATACGCAATGGTAAAATTTATAGCGAACAGTGGTATTTGTCTGATGCAATATGGCGCGACCAAAAAAGCAAATTGGAAGATATAAATTATATTCTTGCCAAAGGCGTTATTGAAGGAAAATCAACATATGACATTGCAAAGGATTTAGAGCAGTATGTTGACCCAAGAGCAAAAAAGGATTGGGCATGGTCAAAAGTATATCCTGGTACAGCAAAAAGAATTGATTATAATGCACAGCGGCTGGCAAGAACAGCTATATCACACGCATATGAACAATGTACAGTTCAGCAAGCTAAAAATAACCCAATGTCGCAGGGAATTGAATGGATTAGTGCTATGAGCGAAAGAACGTGCCAGATTTGCCAAGATCGTGACGGTAAAATATATCAGCCGGATGAATTGCCTCTTGACCATCCTAATGGATTATGTACCTACGCCGTTGTTTTGCCGGATATGGATGATATTGCAAGCCGTTTAGGTGCTTGGGTAGCTGGTAATCCGGATTATGCGTTGGATGAATGGTATTCAAATTTAGGTGGAGAAAAATAAATTAAAAAATATTCAAAAACCTATTTACTTTTTCCATGCTTTATAGTATAATATATACATAAACAAGAGCAATAAAGTTCAAGAAAGGAAAGTATAGGCGATGAATAAGATTGGTAGGTTGGTTTACGAAGTAGAAGGATTTGAAGTTTATCAAATCCGAGGACATTTTGAGGTTTATCATAATGGCAAATGGTTTGAAAGCGTTGATACATTGAAAGAAGCACTTCAAGATGTTGTTGATGAAATGGGAAAGGAATAAAAAATGGGCGGAGCAATCCGCCCTAAATAAATATTAAAAATATTTGAAAAACCCCTTTACAAAACAACAAAGATATAGTATAATATAATCAATGAAAGGGAAGCGTGAAAGCTCCCGAGGATAGGAAAGGATAAGAAAATGAACGAACTGATAAGCAAGATTGAGGCGATAGTGAATGAGGCCGAGAGCATGAAGAATAGCTATTTCTTTAGTTCCCCTGCAAATGCTTCTGGTCGTAGATATTACGAAGTAAAGCACAGCCATGAAGAAATAACTTGGACCGATGGAAATGATGTTTTTACCGCCGAATATGCAGTATCGTGCAGTTGCCGCAACGTGTATGCGCGTGGCATTTACACTAAGAACGGAAATAAAACCACGTTGACTGCAATTAAAAATAGCTTGAAGCGTTTGCAGAACGCTTAATATATGTTCCTTTCAGGATATAAATAATAACAAGTAGACGCCCAGCACAGTCTGGGCATTTACTCGTATATGGAGGTTTTTATGGCGAAGTTTCAACCGCCTAAGCAAATGCCAATATTAAAAGGCAATCTTTCAAATGGCTGTATGTATGAGGTTTACGAAGAATTTGGAATGTATTGTCTGTATATTGGCAATCGAATGTTTTGTGCAAAAAATAGTTTAGATGTTATAAAGCATAAAATTGAGCAACTTAACAAACAACGCCGTTGAGGTGTTACCGTGTAAAGCGGATATATAGACCAAACTAACTTTTGGAAAGGAAAAAGAAAATGGAAAAGAGAAAAATGAACTTGCAACTTTTTGCCGATGGTGGTGAAGGAAATCAAAACCAAAATCAGCAACAGCAAGGAGAACAGAATCAACAGCAAGAAAAAACTTACACGCAAGCGCAGGTTAATGCCATGATGGCGAATGAAAAGAAGCAAGGAAAAAATTCAATTCTCCGCGCTCTTGGTATTGCTACGATTGAAGAAGGAAAGCAGAAGATGCAAAAAGCAAGCGAAAATCAGACAGATGAAGAAAAGGCTGCTGAATTGCTTAACACGGCAAACAAGAATGCTGCCGAGGCTGAAAAGCGTGCTTTGACTGCTGAAAGAAAGCTATCTGTTATTTCTAAGGGTGTAAAGCCTGAATTTGCCGATGATGTTGTTTTTATAGCAGGTTCAAAGGTATCTGATGCAAAGGATTTTGATGCAATTCTGGAAAGTATGAAGGAAACGCATAGCTTTTATTTTAATGGCGTCCAAGATAAAGGCGGTACTGGTAAAAGTGGTGCAGGTTATCGTAAACAGCAAGGCGAACAAGAACCTGGTGCTTATGGTAAGATGCTTGCGGAAAATGTTAAAAAATCAAGTGCGGCAGATTTTAAGTTTTTTGATAATTAAGAAAGGAGAAAATAATGTTTAATAATGGAAAATTAGTTACTGAAACTCTTGTAAATGTAAAGCAAATTTTAGCTAATGAACACTTTGTTGCGGTCGGCGCAATACTTGATAATACCGCTAAGAATAGTGATGGTATGTGTCTTGCTGGTACTCCTTTAACGGGTGACCTGCTCAAGCGTACTGGTGGAACCGATGCTTTTACCAAGGCAACCACCACTGGCGCTTCTGGTAGTGAAGCTAATCCTGCGAAGTTTGTACTTCTGCATGATGTTGAATTTGACGGTACGAACGATGCCAATGTTACTGTTCTGGTACATGGCTTTGTGCAGAAAAATAAGTGCGATTCCACTGTCCAAACTTTGTTTGATAGCTTTGCTGTTAAAGCTCTTGCCGCTAATGGCATTTATGTGATATAATAAAATAAAAAGAAAGGAGAAAATAAATGGCTAAGACAATTTTTGATGTTGTAACTGCTGAAAACATTAGTGCTTACTGGGAAAACGTGATTCAGAATCGTGCGCCTTATGTTGGTGAACAGCTTTTTCCGTCTGTTAAGAAGCTTGGACTTAATCTTGATTGGCTGAATGGTAATTCTGGTGTTCCTGTCGTGCTGAATCTTTCGGCGTTTGATGCTCAGGCAATTCCTCGTGCGCGTCAGGGTTTCAGCGTAACCCGCGCCCAGATGCCTTATTTCAAGGAGAGCTTGTATATAGATGAAGAACTGCGGCAGCAATTAAATATTGCCATTGAAGGCGGGTCCGATGCCTATGTAAATACCATAATGCAGAAGATATTCAATGATAATGCTCAGCTTATAGAATCCGCAAGGGTACAGCGCGAGCGCATGAGGATGGCGCTTTTAACTACTGGTGCTATTTCAATGACTTCTAATGGCCAGTCTGTTTCTTATGATTATGGTGTGCCTTCCGGTCACAAGAAAACTGCCACTACCAGTTGGAAAACTTCTACGACTGATATTATAGCGGATATATATTCGTGGCAGCAAACTATTCTTGAAGATACCGGCGTAAAGCCTACTCGTGCTATATGTAATTCCACTGTATGGAATGCATTAAGGAATAATACTAATATTCGCAATACGATATTTGTTTATTCTAATGGCGTAAGCACTATAAGCGATGCCGCGCTGAAGTCTTTCCTTGCTGAACAGCTTGAGTTGAGCGTTTATGTAAATGACAAGCTCTACAAGAATGAAAGCGGAACTAATACTAAGTTTGTTCCTGATGATACTTTTGTTCTTTTCCCTGCTGGTGAGCTTGGTAATACCTATTTTGGTACTACTCCCGAAGAATCTGACCTGCAAACTGGTTCCGCTGCCAACGTTGCGATAGTTGATACTGGCGTTGCAGTGACCACTATGAAGAAGCTTGACCCCGTGAACGTTGAAACTAAGGTAAGCATGATAACGCTCCCCAGTTTTGAAGCTTCCAATCAAATTCTTATAGCGGATGTAACTCCGTAATAAAAAGAAAGGATAAAGTAAAATGGTTACAATCACAGATGGCGCGAATGTGCTTTGTGTAACAAACGGTGCGTATAAATCTCAGTATGAGCCTTTTGGTTGGCGCATTGTTCCGCAAGGACAAGATGTTGAGCTTCCGAGAGTTGCTGAGGATAGAGAAATAAAAAAAGCTGAAAAGCTGAAAAATAAAGCCAAGAAAGAAGAAAACGCGCCGACAGAAATAAAAACCGAAGTTGCAGAAGATATTGAATATCAGGTAGATAAGCCTCTTGCCGAGATGACCAGTAAGGAATTAAAAGCAAAGGCGGAGGAACTTGGTGTTGATATTTCCGGTTTTGAAACTAAAAACCAAGTACGCAAAGCTATAGCCGCTGCAATAAGAGGATAAAATGGAAATAAAAAGCTTCGATGACATGAAGCTAATTTTGCGTGAAAATGATATACCGTTTTTTACCGATGAGGATTTGAAACGTTATGTTGAAATTTATGGGACTTATGAATATGCATTGTATAAATGTTTAATTTTTAAGTCCCAAAATAATCAAATGCAATTAGCTGGAATGTCCACGCAAGATACTTCTGGATATTTTCGTAGGTTGGCGCGTCAATTTCGTCCTAATAATTCTGGAGTGCTAAAGCCATGAGTTACTTAACAAAAATTGTTGCGTTTGAGCGTGATAAATTGCGAAAGCAAATACTAATGTATGGCAAAAATTATATTTTTAAGCGCGAACGACTTAATGAATATAAAGAGCCTACTGGTGAGGTTGATGTTGTTTCGCCTGTTTTTGGAATATACCATGATACTTTTGGCGGCTATACAAGCAGACAAATAGCAGAAGGTGCAGTTGTTGCAAAAAATCAAACACCAATGATTGTTTGTCTGCTCGAAGATGCTACATTGCTTCATGTTGATGATTTTGTTAAAATTGGTAATGAAAAATATAGAATTATTTCGCTGGATAATGTGAATAATTTGAACTATGCTGTTGAAATATCTTTGGAGGTGCTGAATAAGGATGGCGTCCAAAAAGTATTCGATAGATGTTTCTAAAGTGTTAAAAGGAATTACCGATTTTGACGATGCTTTCGATAAAGCTTTAATGGTTTTTTCTATTAGCGGTGCGCAGAAGATGGAACGATATGCTAAAAGATACCGCAAATGGACGGATAGAACTGGACGAGCGCGTCAATCATTAAAAGGTTCGGCCTTTAGAATAGAAAACGGTTACCGCATACAAATTGCACATGGCGTTTATTATGGTGTGTATCTTGAATATGCACACGAACGTAAGTATGCAATTTTAGAACGAACAATTACAAAAGTTGGTATGGGACAAATTGTGCCAGCATTTCATAACTTCTTGGATGCTGTTGAAAAGAAAGTAGGAAAATAACAATGTTAATTGCCAATTATGAAATTACAGACCAACGTTATAAGGATATTTTAATTTCGTTGTCTAATGCTGGTTTTGATGTTTATACACCAGGAACACATAAAGGAGAGTGTAAAAAGTCTTATATTGTTGTTGTCAATGCTGGTACCGATGAAATATATGGAATAAGTTCCACGCAAACAATTTATGAAATATTATTGTATGTGCCTATTAAAAATCGTACATATTTGGATGAATTTGCCGATAATGTTAAAAATATTATGCGCCGCGATTTATGGCCTATGATTTTACCGGTTAATTCTGAACTTGCGGATTATGTAGATGATGAAAAAAAGGCGCATATGCGTGTTTTACAATATAAAAATTATAGACAAATAATAAAATGAGAAAGGAGAAATAATTAAATGGCTTATAAAAAGGGTAATGAAATTCCCACCATTGATGTTGCACTTGTAACTGTTGAAGATGCAAGTGGGAATATGATTGGTTTGAATACTGCTTCACAAATTTCTGTAACACCCGGCACAGAAACAACCGATGCTGTAAGGCTGATAATTAAGGGCGTTTTAGTTGCGCAAAAGCCGCAAAAGACTACTTTAACAGGTAATGCCATAACGCTTACTGATAACGTATTTAATCCTCAGGTTGTTCAACTTTTACAGGGCGGTACGATAACTTTTTCAAAAGCTTATAGCGTAACAACTGCTGCTGCCGGTAAGCATTATTTTGCTGTAGATGATTATTATGTGCAGTTTGAGCTTTCTGCCGCTCTTGCTACTGGTCAGAAGCTTGAATATAATGATGTTTCTGGCGTACTTGCTATAAAAACAACTGAAGATAATAAAATCGTTAAAAAGGTAGTGCGTGAACTTGTACATACACAGCCTTCAGGCGATTATACTGCGTTGACCATGACAAATGCGTCAGATACAAGCAGGATTGCAAGCTATTTGCCGCCTGAAGCTGGTGAAGCTGCCGAGCAGGAAGTTTTCACTCTGCGTGCATATAGTGCAATTTATAATGCTGCTGGTATAATTACTGGATATGAGTGTATTAAGTATCCTAATTGCCAAGGGGTTCCTATTGCGCTTAGTTCGCAGGATGATGTGTTCCGCGTGCCTGAATATACGATAAATTCCGCCCCCGATACTGGCGAACGTCCGTATGAGATAACGTATATTCCCGAGCTTCCTCAGGTTGATATAACCTAAAAAAATAGAAAGGTTTTAGAAAGAATGGCTAAGAAAGAAAATGGTGGCATGAAAGTAATTGATATTACTCAACTAAAGAAATATGCCGAAGGCGAAATTGTTGAGCTGCCGGAGTTTGGTGAAGGTAAGCCATTTATTGCCAAACTTCGCCGCCCATCTTTGATGGCTCTTGCCAAAAATGGTAAAATTCCTAACGGTTTGCTTGAAACTGCTAATAGTCTGTTTTTTAGTGGTGCAAAAGAAAGCACACTTGATATGGATAGCTTGTCAAATATGTTTGAGCTTATGGAAGTTATTGCTTCTGCCTGTTTTATTGAACCGTCATGGGAAGAAATTCAAGAAAGCGGAGTGCAATTAACGGATGAACAGCTTATGGCAGTTTATCAATACTCACAGAAAGGAATAAATGCTCTGAAGCCCTTTCGTAAGGTCAGAGCAGATAATCCGAATAATTAACT